TTTGACTATACTATCATTTAACACTCTATAAGTCAAATTTTTAGAGCTCAGCCCTTGAAAATACTGACTTTCTTTAAAAATATTTAGGCATTAAATCGCCTTAGTTTTTCTTGAAAGTTCCTAAAAAAAGTCCACAAAAAAGAGCCCTAAAAAGGGCATAATATTGATGAGTTCAGCAGGCAAGAAACTAGCACGGTCAGACGTGCTTTTTTATTACCTGGTAATATTATAGCATATCTTCCACAGCATAGCCATAAGACACAAAGAAAAACCCTCAGATAATTTCTGAGGGAAGAAAATGTTAGTTGTTACGCTTCATCTTATCTTTAATCACTAGAATAACCACAGTTATAATGATTACAAATGTGACAATAAATAATAAAATCGATAATGCAAAAATTAACGAAATGGGCACACCCAAGGCAAGAAGGAATAAAATATAAACTAACACTAAAACTGCAAGTATTTTAATAAAATTAAGCATAGAAATTGCTCCTTTATTGTCAAAAAATTTAAACATGGAAATTATTCCATTGTTTAGTTTGAAGCACTTAAAATAGAAGTTATCTTGAAAATAGTAATCAAGGTTAAATTCAGCAATTTATATTATTGTTTTATCTAAGCAATTCGTTTTATCTGAGCAATTCGTTTTATCTGAGCAATTCGTTTTATCTGAGCAATTTGTTTTATCTGAGCAATTTGTTTTATCTGAGCAATTTGTTTTATCTGAGCAATTTACATGTTCAAGAATTTTGTTTCTATCTATTTCAAATAGTAACTTCACTCATAGTATAAAACATTAAAACTTAGATGTCAATCTTTTTTTATTTTCAGGGCTGCCAATTAGAATACATCCCTTAAAACAATTTATTTGAAGATTTCTATAATTTTTTCTTAAAAGTAAGCCTTTCATCCTAAATATATTAGTTTTTATCCCCTTTTTGTCTGGAGGTCTCCGACTTGGAAAAAGTTCCCTTCACCGGTTCCCAAAGTATTCAAAAAAATTTTTTCAAAGTGGGGGGGAGTCAATATCCTTTCAGTTCTATAAATCTTTTAGCGATTACCTTTCTACGGCTATTTATATAACGGGTAGTTTTATTTAGTTTCTCTGCCACGTCTTCCCAAGTCACACCAGCTTCTAAAAATCTCATTTTAAAGATGACTAGATCAGTATCAATCAGATTTTCCATCAAGGTATCTACAATTAATTTAAAACCTTCCAGATATCTTAAGGTTAAATCTTCTTCAATTCTAATGATGGTTGCTTCAGTAGGACTATATACTGTCTTTCCTTTCCCACCAGTATAATCTTCAGTGCTATGTTTCTTATTATGTATCAGTTCTTGTCTTCTCAAATAAATTTTATTAGCAATCGTTCTATATCGTCCTAACTCAATATCTATCCCGTCCAGGTCTCTGTTACTCAGTTCATACATAGTCAAGTACCTCCACTTCAATTTTAAAATTTTCTTATCCTGCATTCTGTCAAACTGACAAAAGCTTAAAAGCCTTTCAACACTCCACTTACCAGGTATCATTGTTTTAAGTTTGACAACTCTTCAATATGACAATCTAAAGAGATATCCCTCTAATTTATTCCCCAGTTTCTCTTATCTTACATTCTGTGAAACTCACTCCATTCTGTAAACCCCTGATATACCTTGCTTTCAAGCTATTACTTCTTTTCAGTTTATGCTTACTTTGTTATGTGAAACTTAGTAAAGTTAAAAAACAAAGGCTAGTAATACTTCTTTTAATCATTCAGAATATTATTAGCCTTGTTTAAAGAATCAATTATTTTCTAGATACTCTTTAGCTTTATGGTAGTCCTTTGGAGATTCTAAGAAGAAAGGTAAAATAGTATGTGGGTATACTTCAGTTCGATACCGCGACAACTGATATTTCTGACTTAATTCTTTTACTACACTATTGTTTATTTCTTCAACTTCTTTTTTCAAATTTTGAATCTCATCAAAAGCATTTAGAATCTGTTTAAGTTTTTTCTGGTAACGCTTATAAACATTCTTATTTTCTGCCTGGCGCTTAGTTTCTTTAAAAATATATTCAAAAAGAGCCGAACTTAATTCCCATTCATCGTTTTCAAATTGTTTCTCCAGTAATTTAATAGATTCTTCCATTCTTTCAAGCTGCTCTATAGTTTCGGAGTTATTAGATAAAAATTCATCGATATTATCAAACGAAACATCTTGCTTCCTTACGATGTTTTTTCTTTTTTTATCTAGCTTTTCTCTTGCTCCTCTTATTTTATTCTTTTTATCATTTAGCTCTTCTAGTAATAAAAATACTTTTTCTTTATCCATTTCTTTCTCCTAGTTCCATTGAATAAGGTAACCACAATCTTCTTCAACTTTTTTTACATCAAATCGGGTATGTAAAATCAACCGTTTCCCAAAATAGTCATTCGCATTCACCCAACTAAGTGTATCTTTCTTGCGATCAAACAAAGTAACAAAGTTTTCTAGATCTCCGATAAAACCTTTTTTGTCACCTTTATTCCCTAATGTTGTATCATCTACAATTAAAAAGTTATCTACAAAGAATGTTTCACTTGTCCCTGCCTCTTTATCAACTTTAAGAAGATAATTTCCTGAAGTGTCTTTCATTTTGTCTAAGACATTAAATAGTGATTGACTAATAACCATAGATACATTGCGCTCTGGATTGATTAAAGAAACAATAGATTTCAAGTCGTCCATACTTGTAGCAGTCTGCACTTTCGCAGTTTGGAGAATTTTCCCAATCTCTCTATTTCGTGTTCTACGTTTTAATTTAATAATCTTCTTACCAAGAAAATCCGTTAAATTATATTGGCCATCATCTAATTGTTCCTGTGAAAAATCAAGTTTCCCACTGAATAATTTAACTAAGTAATCAACGCTGATAGTTTTCTTTTTATCTGCTTCTGTTCTCTCAACCGAATTTTCGCGAACTTCTTGTAATGAATCAGATTCAAAGTCAGTTACTTCATACTTCCCACCACGGGTACGAGTCTCAATAACATTTACTAAATCAACCAGTTCTTTACGTTGATGTTCATCCTCGTAACTATCAAGGATTGGTTTTTCAATGAGTACATGATTATTTTCTACGTTCATCCCTCTAGTGTTATAACCTGTACTTCGGATATAAGCTTCTAGATATTCTTTTTGTTTAACTAAGTTAGTTGTCATTTTTTTGCTCCTTTATCTTACAAGATTATTTACCTAGATTTTTTATTCTTTGTTCAAATTTTTCTTTTACTTTTTCCTCGACTGGTTTTATATGAGGAATTGCCTTGCTACGTCCCCCATTTCTTAATACATGTCCATGTTCTAATAAATGAGTTAATCTATATGTTGGATCTGCATTATAGATTACAAAAGAACCTTTAGAATTTTTCTTAAAGCGCCAATTTTTCGCATATTTCCCATATCTTTTAGGACTTGTTTGTTTCAATTCATTCACTGCTTCATTTGTAACCTCTTCAGCAATTAAATCTATCTGTTCTTCAACTTCTTCAGAATAAGCTTCCAAAGTTTTAGCAATTTCATTTGCTAGATCACTCGTTAGACTCATTTTACCCTCCTTTATCTTTTTATTGCTCCTCGTTGTTTATAATTTTTTCTAAAATTCTTTGCTCTTAGTTTTTCTTTTATGACTCTCCGAGCCTTTAGAATCATTTTTTCTAGATTTTGGTTTGTCTTGTTTGTTAGCATATTTCTCTAGTATTTCTTGTTTCCGTTGTTCTAAGCTATCACCTTCTTTTTTACACTGAGAAAAGATTTTCTGTCTTTTATCTGGATCCATAGAAAACTTATTGGCTACCACATACCCTAAAGAAGTATCTCCTGCCATAATACTCACCCCCTTTCTATGCAAACAAAAAGGGACATACCACTAGCATTATACGCTTACGGTATGTCCCTGAGTTGTTCTCAATAGACTTATTTTTTAGTTTCTTTTTTGACTAGATGAGTAAATTTCCCATCTGAATAGAATAAAGTAATTTCTCCAAAACTTGGAACTTTTTCTATCTCTATTATACCACATTTTTCGTAGACAACAAAGCCTTTTTCTGTTGCAAATCGCATTTTATCATCATTCATTGATATTCTCCCCTCACTGTGTTTATAGTATATCTCTTATCTTTGATCGTGAAAGCCTTGAAAGTGTTCCCTTCTAAACCTTTCAAAATTCTACTTGAATTTCTAGCATTGTATACCGTCCGCAGTTCACTACTATCTAGGTTCGTGTTGAAAATCGTAGTTTCTCGATTATTGATAATATCAAACAAGAAATCCTGTTCCCAATCGCTCTTAGGGGTTACCGTCCCATTTTTTGCCCCCAGGTCATCAATGATTAGAAAATCAACATCAACAAGCTTTTTAACCGCCTCATACTCTGTTAAGTTTGCATTTCTGCCATAAGCCCAGCCTTCTTTTATCTGCTTGATAATCTCGGTTAAGCTGACAAACAAGACACTCTTAGGCTCGTTCTTCTCTCTGAAGCTCTCATTGATTTCTTTGGCCAGGGCAAGAGATAAATGACTTTTTCCTATTCCTGTGCTACCGCTGATTAAAGTATTTCCTGTCATACCTGCAAGGTACTTCTGGGCTTGCCCCTTTACAAACTCTAACATCTGACGCTCCTCTGTCGTCTTAACAAAGAAATTATCAAATGTCGCTCCTTTCAACTCGTTAGGAATCGTACTATCACGCATTAAGACATCATAAGTTTTAAAGTAAGCTTGCCTGTCCTCGAACTGCTGCAATAGGTCTTTCTCTTTCTGTTTAATCTCTCCCTTCACGCACTCCGGACAAAATGCTTGTACTTTTCTTTCTGAACCCCCTAACACTGGTACAGAAATTTCCCAATAATTTACCTGGTGAATATCGCAAACTTTATCCGATATTTTTCTATTATTAAATTCTTTAAATTGTTCCTTCATCTGTGCAACTCCTAAAATGGTAGGTCTGGGAAGTTATCTTCAGACTTCCCTTTTATGGTTTTAGGCTTTTGGTTCAAATAACCGTCAAACTTAGATCCGAAAAGTGTTTCAGGTCTCAGATATTTAGAAAATTCAGGACTATCCTTCCATTCTGCCGTTTTAATATCTATCACCTGTTTAAAATCTTCAAGTGTATAGCCTTCTTTGAATCGTGCTAGTAAAAGCCTTTTAGTCTTGTCAACAAACTTATATCGCTTATTAGCTACTTGATTCAGATAAGCAATAGGAATCCAAAGTTCTTTATGTTTTGTTTTCTCTAAATCTTTTATAGCTGTTTCTTCAAGCCAAGTAGGAAAAGTGAAAGATGAGCTTTGCTCATTAGGCGAGGTTCCCTCGACTATATATTCTTTATTTATATCTAACTTTAAATCTTGCTCTAACTCTCTCTCTTTATCTATCTCTTTCTCTGTCTTACATGTAGATAACGTTGTAAAATTATTAGATAACAATGTAAGATTTTTTTCTTTCTCTTGTTGCTCTTTTCGGTAGCTTCTCATATATGCAGCGTGGTTTGTTTCTTGTTGTACCAAAGCTTTTGCTTGTGTTAACTCGGCATTTTTATCTTCATCAATCTGAATCAGGCCACATTGCGTAAAATAAGCTATAGTCATAGATATATCATCCTCAGAAACATCTAATTTCAAGGCCAGTTCTTCTTTTAAGGTTTCAAAGTACCCTTCGTAATACAGAATACAATCACTTTCAAGACTTTCTAACATAAGACGGATATAAATCACTATCATAGTGTAGCCGCCAGGCATACTTTTTAGTCGCTTAATAAATAGGTTGTCAAAAAATTTCTTATCAATTTTTAACCAAAAATATACTTTAGTCTTTGCCATCATCTACCCCCAAAAACTTTAAAACATCTGAGACTTTATAATACGCTTTTCTAGTATCTTCAATAGGCGGTATATACTGCGGTAGTCCTGCACCTTCCCATTTTGTCAAGGTTTTATCTCCTATGCCCAGTTCTTCCTTTAGTTCCACCTTGCTGATTAAATCTAATCTTTTTTGAGGTGCTTTCTCATGGCTTTTTAAATACCGTTCCACTGCTTCCAAAATCTTAGACTTTAAATCTTCAATCATTTTTTCAAACATCATAGTACCCCCATGGCTTAAGCCCTGCAAGCTGAATATATCGCCCATAATCAGGGCTTAAATCCTCGCTAGTTGTTTCTATCGTCTGTGTACTTTCTCGCTCGATTTGGGCGCTTTTTTTGCGGTCTCGGTGGTTTAGATACATGAGAAAGCCAATCAATATCACGGTAAAAATAAGCGCCTGTGTATTGCTTAAATCTAGTTCATTCATGCTATGCCCTCGCTTTGTAATTCTTGATATA